TTTGGCCACATGGACATTTGGGAAAAGGCACACAAAGACGGAATCAAATACGCTTTGGTGTTCGAAGACAACACCCTCCCGTCGGAAGAAATTTATGGGGAGGTGCAATCCGTCATCGAAGAATTGGAGGATGGCTTCGAGATGGTGTTCTTTCATTGCATCGCGAGATACGTTGATGACAAAAAACACGGAACCCTGGAAAAAGTGAAATGGATCTCGAGCATGAAATGCTACCTCGTGCACGTGCCAAACTTTAGGAAATACATCAAGTACTTTTTCCCCATGAATAATCACGTGGACAACAAAATGGAAGATCTCATCGCCAAGGGCGCGAGGGTGTTCTACAAAGACATGCGCCACTGTTTGAAAATCGATCGGTCGAGAGGGTCCACCATCGGACACTCCGAACACGACAACAAAGATTTTTTCAGCCGTCAATACCCACACGTATCAAGTGACGCACTCGTCAACGGATACTAATTATTATTATTTTGTCAGCATAACATAAATATGAAACCGATTTACATCGGGGGCATCGTTTTCGTTATGGTGATTTTAATCATCGCCGTGATATCTTTTCGGAGCGACGACGACACGATCGTTCAGGAAGGGGATGAGGTCACGCAACAAGAACCTGTGACCCAACAAGAAAAGGTTCAGGACATGATGCAGCAGCAGACGAACACTGGGGGTGTCGGCGCCGCAGGTGCGGAGGTGGAAGAAGAAGAAGAAGACGAAGAACCCCCGGCCGAGGAACCCCCGGCCGCGAAGGAGGAAATTCCAGAAGACGAACCCGACCTCGACCCGAAGAACGTCAAAGGTTTGGTCGGACACTACACCGCCGACAGTTTCGACGAACGCGCGAACGTGTGGAAGGACGTGAGTGGTAACGACAATCACGCCGATGAAATTAAGGGTGAACCCGAGGTTGTGGAAGAGGGTGGGATCAAGTTTTTGCTCGGTGGGGCCTCGAGCGGTGTTCGCTTTCCCACCTCCGTTCTCACCAACGGTCGACGATACACCATGATCGCCGTGACCAAAGTTAATTCCAAGATGGGCGGCGGACGCGTTTTCGACGGTTACGGCAACGGTGCAAACTACTTGTCTGGGTATCACTGGAGTTGGCCGTATGGTCAGAGGGCGACCAACCAACCCGCGGGTTTCGGGGGTGCCCACAGAACGGGAAGTTGGTGGATTGCACACAACGATCAAAAAATCACCGACGAAAATGTCGATAACTGGATACTCACTACTGACCAGAAACACTCCTTCAGATTGAACGGCATCCAGAGATCCGGTCTGATTCGCCCAGTCGCGATCGCCCCGAACCAAATGACCATCAATTACGGTGATCACACCAGAGAAGAGGGTCCGTGGTGGCAAAGACAAAACCCGGAGTGGAGCGCCGCGGAGATTTTGTTTTTCAACAAGGAATTAGATCTCGAAACGACGCGTAAGATTGAAACCCACTTGATGAAAAAATACAAAATCAGAAGAGAGATGCGACCGAGAGTCAACGTGTTGAACTCTTGGAACCTCGAAAAGGGTCAATGGAACCAAACCATCGATGATTGCACGGGTGGCTCTTCGTGCGCCGAGCAGTTCCAGGCCCTCGATCGATTGGGTGTGGATTGCGGAGAAGAGGGAACCATCTCTCGGGTCAATCTTCACAGACATGGGAGAAACATGGAAGAGACAGGAGGGAACGGTCGAATCTGGTACGAGTCCACGTGCATCAACGGCTTGAATCCGGGTCGCACAGAGAAAAAGACCACATACGTGAACATTAAGGATGAAAGCACCACGGCGAGCAAGTACAAAAAGTTTGACATCAAGTGCAGAGAAGGGGGCATCTCTGGATTCAAGTGGGACAAGAGCAACGACGGTTCCAGAATGCGAATGCAATACACGTGCTCGAACACACCCGTCAACGATCAATCGTGCAGAAAAATCAAGGCGATGCGTTACGGACTCGAGGTGGCCGAAAATTATAAATCGACGAGAAACAACGAGAGAAAGCCGGACCTCGGACCACTCACGGCCTTGGACACGCAAGCCCTCGACTGTGGTAACGGCCAAGTCTTGACGGCCATGGAATACGGAGAAGAGGAAGACGGTTCGGTCAGATACAGCGGTACGTGTTGCAACATCCGAGACGAATAAAAATGTTTGGGTATTGTAGTAAAAGATGAATCCATTAGTCATAGGTGGGGGTGTGTTTTTGTTAATCATCCTCATCGTTGTGGCTGTGATGTTCTCGTCTGGTGGTGGAGAGGCGGCGGCACCCTCCCCCCAGGCTGAAGAACCGAAGACCACTGAAGAAAAAGTCGAAGCGTCCGCGGTGAGTGCGCTCCCTCAACCACCAGGAGATGAAGAGGAGAAACCCGAACAAGAGGATGAAGCGCAACCAACCGAAGAAGAGAAGCAAGACGAAGCCGCGGCGGAGGTGGCCACGGAGGAGGTTTCCGAAGATGCGCCGGACATCGATCCCATGAAGATTCCGAGCCTCGTCGGGTATTTCACCGCGGACAGTTTCGACGAGCGCGCGAACGTGTGGAAAGATAAGAGTGGTAACGACAATCACGCCGACGAAGTGAAGGGTGAACCCGAGGTTGTCGACGAAGACGGCATCAAATGGGTGAGAGGGGGGAAGGACGCCGGTGTGCGTTTCCCGACCACGTGCATGTCCCGCGGTAAAAAATTCACCCTCGTCCACGTGGCTCGCTACGACGGGCAACTCGGTGGTCGCATTTTCGACGGCGTCGACTGCGCGGCGAATTTCTTATCTGGTTACCACTGGGCGTGGTGGGGGGGCACCTCAAGGGCCCAGGCCTATGGGGGTTCTCACAGATCTGGGACGGGATGGATCGCGCACCCATACATTATCCCGGACGAACAGAAAGACAACTTTAACGTGACCGTCGAGTGGAAACACAAGGCGAGGTACAACGGCATCCAACGCAGTGGCAAAACCAACGGACGAGCCATGCTCCCGACGCAGATGAGCATCAACTGGGGGTGTGCCACCACTTCACCCAATCAACAACAGACGGATTGGGCCGTGGCGGAGGTTTTATTCTTCAACAAGGAATTAGACTTGGAGACTGCGAAAAAATTGGAGACGTATTTATTCAAAAAGTACAAACTGAAAAAACCCGTCCGCGCGGGTGTCGTTCCGTGGAACTATTACAAACTCGAAACGGGTGCGTGGTGGTCCCCGTACGGTGACTGCGCCGAACCCGGGTGTGCCGACCAGTACCGTTTGTGGGATAAGATGGGTGGTGAGTGTGGAGATGAAGGTTCAATCAATCATACACACATGCACAGACACTGGCGTAATCACGAAAGGGGGTCGAATGGAGCGTTTTGGTTTTGGAATTCGTGCATAACGGGCGTCGATAATAGTGGTGGGGTCGAAAAGAAGACGAAATACGTCAACATCACCGACAACGCCCCGACGTCTGAGAAATTGAAAGTTCTCACAGATATGAATTGCCGTGAAACGGGAATCAACTCGTACGAGTACGACCTTTCGAGTGATAAGTCGCGCATGCGTCTCAAGTACAAGTGTTCTGGCACACCCATCGCCGAAGATTCGTGCCGGGAGATTCAAGCCGCGCGTCACGGTTTAGACGTTTACGGCGCATGGAAGAACACCCTCAACAACGAGCGTCTCCCGCAAAAAGGGCCCATGAGTGCCATGGAGACTCAAGATTTGAACTGCGGCGCCGGACAGGTACTCACGAAGGTGGAGTACGGGGAAGACGAAAACGGGGGTGTGCGTTTGAAAGGCCGTTGCTGCAGCCTCGAAGATTTGTAAAAAAGCGAAACATTTTACTAACCGTTCAATCAATCACGGTTTGTAAAATGAATTAATAGTTTAAACATCCTCCAACGAGCAACACTTGCCTCTGAGTTGGGCGCCACCCTTTTCGTTCTTTTCGAGTTTCATCTTGGTCAACACCTGTCCCGAGTCACACGCGAGATCTTGGTAGTGCATGGCCGAAAACAAACCGTCGTTCGTCAGGCGGTTTGGGTTGTTGTCGTGTCTGTGCAGCACGGATACCTTGTCCACGCAAGAGTCTTCGTTGATGGTGCCGTTGCACGAGTGATGCACCCGCACCTTGCTGCCATCCTTGGATGCCTCGAATTTGTACGCGGCAATGGCGGATTCACGGCACGTAATCTTATCGATGAGTTCCTTATACTTGGCGAACCAATCACCACTCGCGTCGACGTAAGGGGACTTGCGTTCGGAAGCGACACCCTCGATGCCACCCTGAACACATTTACCCTCGAACTGGAAATTCTTGTTCCCATACTTTGTCGTGCTCCCACCGTGTGAATGGAGACGCGTCGAGCCGATGACACCCTCATCCCCGCAATCCATGCCGATGCCATCTAAATCACTGAGGACACCCATGTCCGTGGGTCGATTCTTGTAGAAAGACGGGGTCCACACCTCCGAACGAATGTCTTTTCTGATTTTGTATTTTTTGTGCAAATACGCCTCCACTTTTTTGATTTCCTCGAGGGTGAGTTCACGGTCGTAAAAAATCATCTCGGCGATGGCCCAATCGGAAGATTCCGGGCCGAGACCCCCTTCGGAGGTGTTTCGAATGATGTACGAAGAGAGTTTGTCGTTGAATTTGTTATCCACCAAACAATTGTCACTCGCGGAATACTTTTGGGACGCACCCTTGAAACCGGCGTGTTCGAAAATCTCAATCTCCATCCCTATCGGTACGGAGACGGAGGAAACGTCGTCGTTTCGCATCCCAATGTTATCCATGTCGTAAGATCCACTATGACGACCGATGCTTCTACCCCCGTACCCGCAGTGTTTGAAAAGCCTAACCTCACTGTCCGCTCGCTTTTCACCGTGGGTGAATTGTCCAAAGTTGATTGATAATCTACTCGGGGTCACGGCGCGATTATTCGTCAGACCCGAGCGACGGAGGCCGTTCTTGCGATACACATTCTTCATGTCCGTGGAGAGCACCCATTTATCGTCTTCTTCGGAGTGTGGATGCGTGATCCAAGAGGAGCCGTCTCTGTGCGCGACGCCACCGGGCTGCCCGTTCCAGAAACCACTCAAAAAGTTACTATCGATGCCATCGAAGATTCTGCCCTTGCTTTCGCCGTTGTACTTGGCGACGTGAAACATGGTGTATTTTCTACCCCGCGTGAGAACAGCCTGTGGCAAACGCATCCCAACTTTTTTCCCACCGAACACGAATTTGACACCTTCGTCTTCGTCGACGTCGGG